AGGTCAGCCCAGCGTCCACGAAGAATGAGTCCTCAAGGGTCGTGATCTGCCTTGTCTCCATGCGCTCAACGTACCGCACCGAGTTGCCGTTGACAGTCCTACGAACGATGACGTACAAGGCATCCTCAATACCCTCTGCCACAACGCAGCATGACTCAAAGATGCCATCGGTTTGGTGCTGATGCCATGCCCCGATTTGCTGTTCAGGGATGTAGGTCAACCCGAGCAGTTTGCCAGTCGATGAAACAAACCACAGCAGTGGCTGCGGACTCTTGGCAAAGCACATGTCAGAGATGGTGTAGTTGTCAAACAGGTGCGCTGACCGAATCGACAGGTCGCCAGTTACGAACCCGCTTGACTGCCATGAGTAGCCAAGTTCACGCACATGACCACCGCGAGCAGCGCAGTACACCATGCTGTTGTTGATGATTTCCGGCTGCACATTGTTCGCGCCGACATAAGACTGCGGACGAACGGACACAGTTGTTGGTGTGATCGCGTCCGAGTTGATCGGGCTGACGCGCCACTCTGCTGCACTTGTCAACAGCAGCAATTGGTTCAACGGGACAACATGGCGAATGGTGTTTGCCTCACGGGCAGCAACACGGATGTTGACACGGTCATCGTCCTTGATCGGCAACGAGTACGACATGTCGCTTTCCGTACCGGAGCGAGTCATCCACATGGTCTGAGGCTCGTTGTTCGTGCCTGCAAACACGCGACGTTGCTCAAAGTAACTCACGGCCTGTGGGTAGTTCCCTGCTGACGCAAACACCGTGTCAACAATCGGAGGCGTGATGCCCATGTCGGGCGCAATGTTGTCATCGGTGAATGCGTTGGTCGAAGTTTGTCCGATGTAACCATACAATCCGCTTTGACGCTTGTAGATGTTGTATCGCAACGCACCGGGAACTGCTGTCCATGTCAGGTCGTTTGACGCGCCTGTTACATTCAGGTTGTTGCTGACCGTTCCGGGTGGGCTGGCAACACTTTCGTCTAGACCGTTTGTTGCCACTGATGTAATGACATAGTAGTTGTCAATATCTTGTGTTTGATTGCCATACTGAACCGTTCCACCGGACACATACGCTCCATAACTAGTGCTGTCAATGTCTATTCCGGTTGTGTATGCATGCAACTTCAATTCAGTTGATGGCGTGATGTCGGAGACAATAAACCAACCATTGATTTGCGTCATGCCAACAACGCCACTGATGTTAATTGGGTCGCCAAGATTAAACTGGTGAGCAGCAACAACAGTAATTACCGCTGGACTTGCCTGGGTAATTCCCGAAATGTTTACGCCAACTCCTCGATTTGCAGTGACCGTTGGAGCGGCTGGTGCGGGAATCGGCGACGCAAACAAGATCGTTGACAACACCCAAGTCGTTGCACCCAATCGGCGCAACTCGCGAGGCGCGTAGTTGGGGTGAACGATGGTCAGCACATCGCCTGACTGCACATAGTGCAACCCAAACAGGTCAGCCTCTTGGTATGGCGTTGGGATCTCATACGCCGGAGTAGTAATCAAATACCAATATGCTGCGTTTGGTGGATTTGTTGCAAGCGGAACTACAGCCGTTGCGTAGTACACAAGCCCTGCGTTTGAAACAAGCGATCCAATTGCATACGTCAATGTCGGGTCATAAAGTGGAGGTGCGCCCACTTGCAAGGTCGCTGCGTTCGTGTGGAACCGAATGTAACCATTGCCAAACTCCAACACCATAGTCTGCGTGGTGCTGTAGGTGAACGGGATGATTCGCGTCTTCTTGGTGCTGTCCTTGACCGCCTTGACAAAGCGAGTGCCGGGACGGTTCTCTGCTGGCCCTTGCGGGGTGGCAATGAAATTGAGCAACTTCGCCGCGCCAGTCTGAAACTTGACATCGTCAAGACGACCGAACATCTCGGGTGACAACTCGCCGCCGGCGAAGGAACGGAAGAATGTACGCGTTGTTGGCATGTTTATCTCCCGGCTGACCAAGGAACAATGTGTTCAACCTTGATGTTTCGCATGTTCGCGTCAGCAGAACGCGCTTGTGACAGATACCCCGCCATCATTTGCATGCAACGCTTTGCCTCTGCTGCACCAATGTCACCCTTGACAATCGGGCCGGCAAGCAACGAAGCCAACTTCCACGACAGCGTCATCACAAAGAGCGGCGTGAACTTGGTTGGGTCGGACACAAGCGACTGATACCGCAGCATCGCGTTCTCTTGGTTTGTGTAAATCACGCTGTTCCCAAGATCATCAGCCTCAACGCAATACTGCTGCGGCACATACTGACCACCTGTCACTACTGGGGCGTAGTTGTTGCCAATACCAGGCGCATCGGTGAAGATGAACTGCGTTGAGTAGTCGGCGTTTGCGTTCGGTGGCAGCACAGACACGATAGTCATGCAGTCACCTGGTGCGGCGTATGCGTACTTCCACTCAGGCCACAGGTTGGTCACTTGTGCAAGGTTGACACGCTTAGAACCGAAGTTCCAATTGTGCATCTGCAACAGCGAGTCACGCGCAATGGGGTAGAAGCGGTGGCACAAAGCGGCCTGCACGGACGCTTCGGGCGGGTCAATACTTGAGATTGAAGCCTCATCCCCGATGTGCGAAAGTGCGAGGTTACAAATGTCAACTTCCGATGCCATAGAAACCTCCTAGAAACAAGGGGGAGCCGTGGTTTCCCAGCGACTCCCCCCATGCGGCAAATCAAATCAAAGGATCAACCCTCGTCAACGTCCGCTTCATCGTCCGAAGACTTCCGCTTGCCCTTGGCTTTCCACTTCCTTCCGGAAGCATCAACCGTAGGCTCGCCGTTGCCTGTGCCTGTTACCAATTCGACACAGTCATTTGAATCTCCGTTGTACTCAAAGACATCACCTTCCTCGCGGACGGAGTTGTCGATGTAGCACTTAACTTTGGCGCGGTACATTGGCATGGTTGAATCCTAATTACGCAACAGTGAATCCGGAGGCGTAGAACTTTTTGCCGTCCTGCGGATTGAGAGTGATGTAGCCACAGTAGGAACCGGCAGATGCCGTTCCGATGACGATGTAGCGCAACCCGAGGTAACGAGCAGCCTTGGACGATTCCGTGGTTGCGTTGTAACGAAGTACTGGGTTCACGGAAATCGTGTGAACCGAACCAGCGGTGAGCGCAGCAATTGGAATTGCTCCGGTCGATCCACCAACAATGACACCAGTGGTCAATGCAGAGTCGGTTGCGTAAATCGCATCCCACTGCACGGACGTAGCACCAGTGACGGCAGCAATAACGTGAATCATGAAGAACAATTCATGACCTTCGCCGATATCGCGAGCAATACCCAAGTCAATCGCATCGGTTGACACGGCGGTTGCAGCCGCACCCGTGCCAAGAGCCAGTCCAGTCATCGCGCCGGTTGCGGGAACTGTTCCTGCAACAACTGAGAGTTGATCAATAAACATGTGAGTGATTCCTTTCTAGGAAGTAAATTTAGGAGACAACGGCTTCGGTGTTCAGCAGGCAGTCAACGCGACGGATCGGAATACCTTGGAACGACAGGTAATTACGAGCAGTACCGAACTGCGACAGTGCTGGCTGAACGGCCAACGCTGCCTGTGAACGGTCGAGGGACTGAACTGCCAAACCGCTGTGAACGGTACGGTTCATGTAGAACGCTGCACGACCCGAATCAAGGTTCGGAATCTTGTACATCGCACGCATCATCAACTTCGTCAGTTGAGTACCGGCAGAAGCAGCCTGCGTACCAGTGCCGGCAACAATGTCAGCAACCAACAGGTTTGGGATGCGGACAACGTAACGCCAGTCCTTGACAACAAGACCGCTCTTCCACTGGTAGCGGGTCGCGTAGGCCTGCATGCGGTTTACACCGTCATACACAGTCTGCTCGCCGAGGTCTTCGTGGAGAAGTCCTGCCTTGGAACCCTTCGGGAACGGGCAGTACACGGTGTTGTCGCCCCACACAACGAGGTACACCGAGGTGTTGAGCGAGCCGGACGATGCACCACCGGAGATGATGTTCGTTCCGTTGCCTGCCGAGGTGGACGAATAACGAGTGGCAAGACCAAGGAACTGCTTCGGATCGGTGGCAGGGTTGCCATAGAAGATCGTTTGAGCCTGGGTCTGATTCATCGCCTCAAGGAACGCGGTGTCTTCGGACAAACGGAACTGAGCCGTGTTGCCGTTGAGCATCGCAAGATCCTTGTCAACTTCGGAGCGAGCCTCAAGCATGCCGCATGCTTCATCAACCTGTGCGGTCGAAGACTTGCTGTTTGGGATGCCTTGGTTGAGGGAACGCCAGTAAGCGGTCGGAAGACCTGTACGAATGACAACGCGGTCGCCGGTTGGCAAATTGCCTTCCTTGTACACGCAGTCTTCGAGGATCTCGTTGGATTGCGAGAGGAGTTCAGCCACAAGTGCGACGCGTCCATCCGGATCGGTGCGCTTTGCCCAGTCGGCAAGAGTCAAATTTGAGTTACTGTTTGCGATTACTGCCATGAGAGTGTTTCCTTATGAATTAGGACTGTTTTGGATAAAGGAAGGCTGCTTGGCTGGCGAAGTCTCGCGGTTGTCCCCGTGTAGGGGCTGCACCGTTTGCCTGTCCAACGTAGCGGTCTTCGGAAATTGACTTGCCTGCTCGGAACATAAACCGGATGAACTCCGGGTGATTTC